TGGTGGTGAAAATAAAAAGAACTCATCGTCTTGGATTTTACAAGAATGGAAAGCACCAAAGACACAAAGACCTTGGGGCTACTATCGAGTACTTCACGAGGTTCCTGGTGTTAAGGTTAAGGAATTCACAATCAACCCACATCAAAAACTATCAATGCAAAAACACTCAGAACGTTCTGAGCATTGGTTAGTTTCTGAAGGTAAAGTTGATGTTCAAGGTCGTCTAGATGATGGTCAAACCACACCAACATTTATATTAATAAAACACGACTCTCATAACATAGAACAAAAAGAATGGCATCAATTAATGAACCCATACGATGAGCCTTGTCGTATTATTGAAATTCAATATGGAGAGCAATGTGTTGAAGAAGACATCGAGAGGGAAGAATGAAGGTAGCTATTGTTACGCCTACTATAGGCTCTAAACATTTAAAAAAATGTATCGATAGTGTAGACAAACAATCATACGAAAATATAACACACTATATTTTTATTGATGGTATTGAACACTTTGAAGCAGTAGAAAATATTGCGGAAGGTGCTTCAAAAACAAAAATTGTTGCGCTTGAAGAAAATGTGGGTAAAGGTTGGTATGGACATCGAGTATATGCCGCATGTTCGTTTTTAGTTAATGCCGATGTTATAGTATACCTTGACGAAGACAATTGGATAGATAGAACGCACATAGAGTCTCTCGTCGATAAGTTAAACGAAACTAACGCTGAGTGGGTTTATTCACTGAGAAATATCTACGAAGAAGACGGTCAGTATGTGTGCCAAGATAATTGCGAGTCTTTAGGTAAATGGTCTACATTCTTCGATAAAGATGTGTATCATATCGATACGTCGTGCTTTGCTGTTAGAAGAGACGTTGCCGTAAAAGTTGGACATTCTTGGTATGGACAGTGGGGTGCTGATAGGCAGTTCTATCATACACTAAAGAAACATTTTCCAAACTACGTATGCACAAATCAACATACAGTCAACTATAGACTAGGTGGTAACGAAGGATCCGTTAAAAAGGATTTCTTCCTAAAAGGCAACAAACTAATGAGTCATATTCATACAGGAGACTTCCCATGGCTAATAAAAGAGCACTTGTTACTGGGGGATCAGGTTACCTTGGTTCTCACGTAGCCAAGAAACTTGTGGAAGAAGGCTATCAAGTCGACATATTAGACATCGAAGAGCCACAACATAATTATTATACCGCGTTTTATCGTATCGATATACGAAAAAACCTAGAAACGATATTTAAAATTAACGAGTTTGATATTGTTTATCACTTCGCTGGTCGAATTGAAGTTGGATTATCTAAACTACAACCAACTGAGTTTTGGGATGTTAATGTTGGTGGTACCGTGAACTTACTAAACACGATGAGCAAATACTCAGTTAAAAATATAGTGTTTGCTTCCACAGCAGCTGTTTATCTTGCAAGTAACTTACCATTAAGAGAAAACTCTGCTCTAGCAAGTAACTCAGTCTACGGTAAAACTAAAAGAGCTTGCGAAGAAGCTATCGTAGATTCAAATCTAAATTATATAATACTTCGATTCTTTAATCTTGCTGGTGCTGACGATTCTGGTCTGATAGGTGAGAATCATTTTCCAGAAACACATTTGATACCAAACTTACTAAGACAAGAGACTTCGTTGGTTTATGGTAACGATTACAATACGCCCGATGGAACTTGTATCAGAGATTATGTTCATGTGAATGATGTTTCGGACGCATGCCTTAAAGCACACAAACACTTAAACGATGGTAAAGTTTCGGATATAATAAATCTAGGTTCAGGACAAGGTAACTCTGTGTTAGAAGTTATCAATGAGATTGGAGTAGAACTGGGTAAAGAATTAAGTTACGATATCAGAGAAAGAAGAGAGGGCGATCCATCTTTTCTAGTTGCAGACATTAGTTATGCAAAAGCAAGACTAGATTGGAAACCAAAATACTCGCTAACTGATATTATAAAGACAGCAATAAAATACGAAAATAGATTGACAAAAATTTAATTTAATGTATTATGGCAGTGTGAATAGATTTATGAATAGAGTATTGAAAGTGACGATTCTTCCTTTGTCGTGTGTCTAGATGCGATATACAGTAATGATGCTAATAATAGTTAACACCTCAGAATTGTCATGCTTTCATTTTTAGAGGTGAATCATTGCACTAGAGCAGTATTTTTTTATTATTTGATAGGAGTATTATATTATGTTACAGGATTTCACAATGAAAATTAAAAACAAACGTTACTTTGATGTCACTGACAAAAAAGATTTAGCAGTATATAAAAACTTCTTAACTAAAAAAGGTTGGGGAGCTGAATGTTGCCCATTTTTAATCGAAGAGCCTTACTTAAGTATTCCATATATGATTCAAGAAAAAATTACGAAGCATGTGTTGGGTGTTCAAAAAGCTTGACTTTAATTTTCAATGCGCTATAATAATTATGTGTTATTTATTGAGAGGTAAAAAAATGATTGAAAATTCTATTTTGTTAATGATTGGTTTGTTCATATTTTGTTTTGTTGCTGTGGTTGGAGAATACTTAGCTAAGAAATTTGGTTGGGAATAACATGAATATTTTTTATCTTCACCAAAATACTAAAGTATGTGCAGAAATGCATGTTGATAAACATTGTGTAAAGATGATACTTGAATATGCCCAATTGCTTTCTACTGCTCATCGCGTTCTTGATGGTAATCAATCTATTGGCGTCAGTAAAACTGGTCGAAAGCAAACTCGATATGTTCTTCCCAATAGTCTTGAATCTGTTCTGTATAGCGCTACTCATATCAACCATCCATCTGCCGTATGGGTAAGACAGTCTAAAGAAAACTATGACTGGTTAGCCGCAATGCTATTGGATTTATGTAAAGAGTATACATATCGATATGATAAAATACACAAATGCGAACAAATCGGTCTTGTAGAAGTATTATCAAACGCACCAAAAAATATATCTAATAATAGTTTCACTGAGCCAACACCAGCTATGCCAGATGATGTCAAAGTAGAAAAAAATTCTATAAATAGCTATAGAAACTATTACATTAAACATAAAACCCATTTAGCATCATGGAAAAAACGTGACACGCCTAAATGGTATGCTGAAAGCACTATATGCCAACCTACGTATTAAAGAATATTGATACAAATGAAATATTTGAAAAAGTGATGAAAATTTCTGAGTATGATAGTTACATGAAAGAAAATACTCATGTGATTAGACACCATGATTCAGTTGCACCTCTTGTTGACCCAGGCACTGTCGGTAGACAAAAACCACCATCAGATTTTCAAAAGTATATCGTTGACGGTATTCAAAAGCGAAATCATGGCGCATCACCTTCTAGGAAATATAACACACCTAAAGAATGGTAAAACATTTTAATCATGTAAAAATACCGCAATTGGATTTTGAAATGGAAGCGGTAACACTAGAAAGCGGTAGAACATACAAAACCCCGCAGGGTAATGTATATAAGTCAATCACCACCGCATTATCAAAATACAACAAAGACGTAATACAGGAGTGGCGAAAAGCTGTTGGAGAGGAAGAAGCCAATAGAGTTTCTGGTCTTGCTGCGCGTAGAGGTTCCGCAGTCCATTTAGCGTTCGAAGACTATATCGCAAATAAACTAAACGACATGAAAATTCGAATGATGATGCCAAACATCAAAGAGTTATTCATGCAACTTAAGCCAGAGATTGATGAACATGTTGGTGTAGTTTATTCTATTGAGCAAGCGCTATATTCAGACACACTTAAAATTGCTGGTCGTTCGGATTTGATTGCTGAATGGGACGGTGAGATTGCAGTTATCGATTACAAAACATCAACCAGGGAAAAATTAGAAGAGAACATACAGAATTATTTTATGCAGGGTACCGCTTATGCTTTGATGTTTGAGTATTTAGTTGGGACTCCTATTGATAAGATTGTTATTGCGATTGCGGTTGAACAAAGTAAAAAGCCGCAAATCTTTGTGAGATATAAAAACAATTATATAAACCATCTCATGGAACTTTTAAATGGCTAGACAAAAAGCAAACACACAAATACAGACGGACGATAATGTCAGAATCATAAACAATCGATTAACACTAAGATTAGATGACCTGAAGAAATTTGATCCTCTTACAGATAATCAAAAGAAATTTTTTGATGCATATAAAATTGGCGATTACTTTATTGCATTACACGGAGTAGCGGGGACAGGTAAAACGTTTTGCGCTCTTTACAAAGCAATCGAAGAAGTATTGGATAAAGGTAATCCTTTCAATAGAATCATCGTTGTTAGGTCTGCGGTTCAGTCTAGGGACATTGGACATTTACCCGGCGACATTGAAGACAAGATGTCTATCTATAAACAACCGTATATCCAGATATGTGAGACTTTGTTTGGTAGAAAAGATGCTTGGAGTAGACTCGAAGAGCAAAATAAGATAGAATTTATATCTACAAGTTTTATTCGAGGAATGAGTTTTGATGACGCTATCATTATTGTGGATGAAATGCAGAATCTAACTTACGAAGAAATTGATACCGTGATGACTCGTGTCGGATACAGGTCTAAAATATTGTGGTGTGGTGATTACAGACAAACGGATTTAAACAAGAAGAAGAATGATATGACGGGTATTTTAAAATTCTTTGATATTGCTCAACATATGAGTGCTTTCACTAGAATTGAATTTACACCAGAAGATATTGTTCGTAGTAGTCTAGTGAAAGATTACATTTTAGCAAAATTAAAATATGAGGATTTAGTGGAGAATGCATAATGAGTTATTGGACAATTGGTAAATTTGCGGACTGGCTCAGAGGTACAAAAATTATTGCCTCTGGTACAAGTGAAGAATGGTCAGCATGGAAAAGAAAAGCGAAAGCTAATCATCCATTTCGATATTGGCTAACTGAAGATGTTTTAGATTCTGTTGAAAAATTTGTTAAGCTTTTGCCTAATAAAATAAATGATGTTAGGTATTATCTAAACAATCGCTTCACCAGCAAAACACACGCACTTACAAGCACACTCAAACGAGGACAATGGCACGAATTTAATGAAAGACTACTGTTTTGTTCTTTTGATAGCTTCGTTGACCACATTGAAATTGAAAATGCGTGGAGTCACTTGGTGTGGAGTGATAAAGAAACACGAGCAAAGTATAAAATGCCTTGGTGGAGACAGAGGTGGTATACCAGGTGGTTTATGGAATGGCGTTCACCTGAAGCAGCAATTGCATATTTAGAATGGGAAATGTCTCTACGAAACACAGAATGGTATGCAGAAACTGACCCCTTGTATGATACTCCAACAACACAAGCTATAGCAGCAAAAGAGAAATGGAATCTCTACTACTGGTGGAAACACGTTCGACCACATCGAGTAGACGTTCACGAATATTGCGGATGGAATGCATATTGTGAAGAACGTAGACTGGGTGTTTTATCTAAAGGTGGAGAATTAGGTGACTATATTTTTGATAACGATGAATCTAACCAAGATAAAGAGCGTAGCCGTAAAATATTGAAAGATATGGACACACTCGAAAAACAGTTTTCTAGTGAAGACGAAGACATGCTTATTCGACTAGTGAAACTAAGAGATAGTCTCTGGACATAATATAAATCGCTTGACTTAAAATCTCATTATGCTACAATGTTTATGTAGTGATGAGATTTTACTTTGTGAGAGGTTTATATGATACGAAATAAAGTTGTTGCTCCCAATGCAGAAATCGTGATTGACCTAAACGGTCCTCAAGGTAATGCATTCTTTCTACTAGGTTATGCTAACAAACTAGCAAACCAACTAGGTCTAGATGTTCCCCCAATTTTAGAAGCCATGAAAGCTGGTGATTACGAAAACTTAATTCAAGTGTTCGATAACCACTTCGGTAATTTTGTTGTTCTTGAGCGATAGGAGATATAATGTTAATTTACAATTTTAAAGTCGGTAAAAAAGATTACGAAGTTAAAGCTGAGTCTGCTGGTCACGCTATGGAGTGGATGAATCGAAACGTGATGGACCAGTTAGATGCTCATCCTTTTGCGTGGTTTGATAGCGCTAAGCCAAATAGCTACTACGCTGCTTCAGGAAACTTCTTTGATTAAAGGTTATAATGTATAATTTTAATCCGTTAGATTCTGATGATTATGATTCCGAATTGGCAGATATTATAGAATCTTGCAAATCAGGATATCTAATATCAAATTATTCTATTCCTGATAAAAAAATTGATATAAACAGGAAAGAGAATAAACTTGCTAATGAAAATTTTGAACAGTATGAAAGACAAAGAAAGAGAAATAATCTTGCACGGGTTGATTCACATTTAGAAAAAGTAAAAAAACATAAATCAGGTTTAATATACTATCCTGAAAAAAATTATCCAAAAGAATATCAATGACAACAAAAAAACTTGACTTAAATTCTAATTAGTGTATACTGGTTATGTAGTGATGAGATTTTACTTTATGAGAGGTAATTGAGATGCAAAAATATGATGTTTACCAAATGAATTTCAGAAATGTTCCAGAAGCATTATTAAATATTACTTTTAGACCAAACGCTGAAATGATTGTGAATGCAAAAAACTACTATCAAAAAGTTGCTGTGATTGAAGCAGACGGTTTTGATGATGTGTTTGCTATTAGTAATCTAGGTGAAGAAGAACACTTGATTACTCGTTTAGCTCCGATGCACTCTGTATCTGTCGGTGACGTGATTGTCGATGAAGCAGGTAAAGCAGTGTTTGTCGATATGTTCGGTTTCGGTGAAGTTCAGTTTAATTAAGAGGTGAACTAGATGACAACAATCTACCAAGACATTACTAAGAGTAGCGAGTTGATGAATTCGCTAGAGAACATTAGCACTGATGACAAGTGCGAGATTACCGATTACACCAATGAAGAATTAATCCACGAAGCTAAGTATGTGTTGTCTTGTTTCTACGAGTCTGGCCATATAAACAATTTTGCTTTGATAGGAGAAGATGAGGACGATGAGTATAATCGTGCTTGGGCATTAGGTGAAGTGAGTGCATTGAAAAAACTTATTAAAAAGTGGGAAAAATAATATGAATACAAACATTACACTAAACTATTTTACTGACCCTGGACATGGGTGGATTGAAGTCCCCGTTGATATGCTGAAAGACTTGGGCATAGTTAACAAAATAACAACATACTCTTACCGTAAAGGTAACACAGCATTCTTAGAAGAAGATTGCGATAGTGCACTTCTCATTCAAGAATTGACAAAGAACAATATTACATACACACTTAATCAAAAACACACCAATAACGATTCAAAAATTCGAGACTATTACAGTTATTATGCTTGACCTAAATCTTAAACAAAGCACCATTTCAGGAATATATCATGGCTAAAAGGTCTAATTTTGAAAGGGTAGAAAGAGATTATTACCCAACACCTTACGAAGCTGTGAAGCCACTATTGTCACACTTACCTAGTAGCTTTACATTTATAGAGCCGTGTGCGGGCGATGGAAGATTAATTAAACATATTAATGCTAACTGCATTGATGCTTACGACATAGAGCCACAGTCTAGTGCCGTTAGAGTTGGGAATGTGTTTGACTATCCTACGATAAAACCTGATTATTTTATAACTAATCCACCTTGGGATAGAAAAATATTGCATCCAGCTATTGAACACTTATCTTTCATAGCACCAACTTGGTTATTATTTGATGCTGACTGGGCGCATACAAAGCAATCAAGTGAGTTAATTAAAAGATGTGTAAAGATTGTGTCTGTGGGTCGTGTTAAATGGATAGAAAATAGCAAGATGACAGGTAAAGATAATTGTGCATGGTATTTATTTGATAACACATTTAATGGAAAAACTGAATTTATTGGAAGATAACAAAATGCTTGACCTAAATCTCAATTCATGTATAATGTATCTGTTGTCGTGATTAATTAATGAGAGGTATTTTGATATGTTTATTTGTAACCAATTAGTTTTCAATAACGTAGATAATGCAATTGCTTATGCGAATGCTTATTATGCAAAATATAAAGTTATTTTAGGTATAGCGGAGGTTAACTAGATGCCAGCTTATATTAAAGGTTTAAAAAATAGCCAAAAAATTCGTGTTATCATCAATGAAGTAGTTCTCAACACAACAGTTAAAAATGTTTTTGATATTTTAGCCAACGCAAATCATCGAGTTGCTGTGTCAATATTCCTATCTAAAATAGTGCAAGAAAAAATTGTTGGGTTTGGCGGTAATTACGGCCAAAACAATATCCAAATCAATTTGATTGATAATCAACACACATATTTCGCTTGACCTAAATCCTAATTCATGTATAATGTATTTGTTGTCGTGATTAATTAATGAGAGGTATTTTGATATGAATATGAATCAAGCGTGTGAGATAGTTCAAAAAGTTGCCGACGATAGAGGTATGCCTATATTAGAAGCTTTAATGCAATATGTCGAAGCGGGTCGTCGTGAAGCGCCAAATTATTGGCCAGACGAAATTGAAGCTTGTGAAATTTTTATGAATGCCGGTGCGCGTATGTTTGCTCCAGCTTAATTGAGAGGTAAATTTATTATGATTACAGAATTCAACAAAACAAATCTTAACACCGTTCGTGCAGATATTAATGCGTTACTAGCAAAATACGGTGCTGATAACGGTATTGATTTTGATATCGGTAGTATCAGCTTCAACGGTAGTTCATTCACAACAAAACTAAAAGCCACTGTCAAGGGTGCAGTCACAAAAGAAGACATTGTCCTAAATCATGTTATGGCTGTCAAGAATTTAGCCAAAAAATCTATGTGCGGTAAAACATTGATTGAGTATAACACTCGTGCGGGTAAGTATCCATTCATTTACCAAGATGCTGTAGGTAAAAAATTCAAATGTTCTGAAGCTCAAGCTAAAGTATATTTCCAGTTTTAAACGCAATGCGTTTTACAAGTTTAGGGTGTTGCTATAATTTTTTATTAATGTTACTACTAAGGGTTAGCAGTGCTTAGCAACATCCTAAAACTAAAAAATAAAGGTATCAGAGTCTTGACTTTGGTACCTTTTTCTGTATAATGGTATCTGTAGTGATTGATTATTAATTTTATTGAGAAGGAATTATATTATGAATATTTCAGTGATACTAAATGAAGCCAACAAAGCAGCAAATGATGCTCAAAACGACTATCTTGCACAATACGGTGAGCAAGCCTACTGCGGTTTTGCTTGGGTTGATGTGTATGTTGACCGAGTTAATTCTAAAGAAGCCAATGTCTTAAAAGATATCGGTTTCAAAAAAGATTACAGACCAAAAGTTTTAAACTTGTGGTCACCCGGTAATTACAGAGGTCAAAGTATGGATATACTTTATGCTGGTGCCCAAGCTTTTGCTAAAGTGTTACGTATGCACGGTTTCAAAGCTTACGCGGGTTCACGAGCAGATTAGTATTGACAAATAATCCATTATCTGTATAATGGATTATGTAGTGATTGATTATTAATTTTATTGAGAGGGACTTATATCATGGCTTACATGAACCAAGAAAAGAAAGCTCAGATTGCTGCTTTAATTAAACCACTTCTAAAAGAATACGGACTGAAAGGTACCTTATCTGTCCACAACCACAGCACTATAACTCTGAACGTTAAACAGGGTCCAATAGATTTTATAGCTAGTGCGAACGAAGTCATTGAAAAAAATTCAGGTATCCACGTAGATGGTGTTAAGAAATATCTAGATGTAAATGTGTATTGGGTTGCAGAGAACTACACAGGTGTTGCCAAAGAATTCTTGTTGAAAGCAGTTAAAGCCTTACAGGGTGCTAATTACTATGATAAATCAGACGCCATGATAGACTACTTCGACACTGCTTACTACTACGGTATCAAAATCGGTAATTGGGACAAACCCTATAATTTAGTGAAATAGTTAATGACTGACGATGACATAAAATCGCTAATCAAACGACGTCGGTCTCAAATGCTAGTGCACTCTTACTTGTATTATGAAGCCGACGATCCTATTATATCCGATGATTTGTGGCAACAATGGGCAAATGAATTAGAAAAACTTCAAAAAGACAATCCCAAATGTTGTAAGATAAAATACTACGATAAAGAATTTGAAGATTGGGATGGTACCACGGGTAATCATTTACCAAGACATATAGTCGTAGAAGGTCTTGCTTTACAAGTTAAAAGAGCTTATGATAACGTTAAACCTAAAAAACCATGACTAAAAACAAAAAATTAAATTGAAGGGAAAGATAATGACTAAATGGATATATTATTTATTGGGAATTTACTTAGGAATACTTATAGGGTATTTAATTTGGTAATAAGTATGATTATTCATCCTTATATACCTAAACGTAAATCTAAAAAACCTAACGCTAAACAAAGAGAGCTTAGGGCATCCTGGGAAGAGATTCTAAAAAAATATGATGTTAAGCCGAGCAACAAAAAAATTTCTAGCAGACCTAGTGTTTCTAGGCCTATTCGTGCTGGTTCTAGCACTAGTCATATTCCTAGCTTGGATAGTGGCATCGGGATGACGCCTAAAAAAACTTCTGAATATACTGGTGATGCTATGATTGGTATTTCAGTATTACATAAATCAAACGGTATACCTGTATTTCGCCAAGAAGATATACTCGATATTGGCAAGATGAGGAGATAAGAACATATGGTTGATTTAAGACTTGGTGATTGTTTAGAAGTAATGAAGACTATGGATAGCAATAGCATAGATTTAACTGTTACCAGTCCACCCTACGATAATCTACGCACATACAATGGGTTTAACTTTGACTTTGAAGGCATAGCACAAGAGTTATATCGTGTTACAAAAGATGGTGGTGTAGTCGTGTGGATTGTCGGTGATGCTACCGTCAAGGGTAGTGAAACTTTATCATCGTTCAAACAAGCGATACATTTCAATGAAATTGGCTTTAATGTGCATGACACAATGATTTGGGAAAAACCTAATTTTTCTAATCCATCAACAAATAGATACCATCAAATTTTTGAATATATGTTTATCTTTTCAAAGGGTAAACCAAAAACATTTAATCCTATACTAGATGTAAAAAATAAACATGTTACTGGTTGTGTTGGAAAAAATACTGGAAGACTCCCTGATGGTAGAATGGTTGATAGAAAAAAGAATTTAGGTAGAGAATTTGGGATGCGAAGAAATATTTGGAGAAATAACACAGTTGGTCAAGACTTCATGTGTAAAAAACCTCCTCATCCTGCCATGTTTCCAGAAAAGTTAGTGCACGACCATATCGTTTCTTGGTCAAATGAAGGTGATACTGTGCTAGACTGTTTTCTTGGTAGTGGCACAACGGGTAGAATGTCCAAGAAATTAAATAGAAACTTCATTGGCATAGAAATTAGCCAAGAGTATCTAAACATAGCAAAAGAAAGAATTGAATCTTTTATATGAAAAAAGCATTTAGCGTTGTAAAAATTGAAAGTAAATTGTCGTATCCATTTTTATTGGATATACATTACGCAAAAAGAATTCCAAGTATTAGCTACGCATACGGCATGTATGATGACGATGAGCTAATCGGAGTAATAACATTTGGTTCACCAGCAAGTCCATTTTTATGTAGAGGTCTTTTGGGTGAAGAACATAAAGAAAAAGTGATAGAGTTGAATAGACTATGTTTAAAATACAATAGAAAAAATGAAGCTAGTTATCTTATTGCAAACGCAATTAAACTACTACCATCACCTAAAGCTATTGTTTCTTACGCAGATACAAAACAAAATCATTTGGGCGTAATATACCAAGCAGCTAATTTTATTTTTACTGGCACGACTAAATTGAGAACTGATATGGCATCTCAAGACGGTAAACATAGCAGACACAGTTTAGGTGACCCAACAAAAAGAGTTGTTAGAAGTGCAAAACATAGATACGTATTTTTTCACGGGAATAAATATAGAAAAAAAGAGATGTTGTCGTGTCTAAAATATCCAATTTTGGATTATCCTAAAATACAAAAACAGGAGTGATTATGGAAATGCTAATAATATTTTTATGTTTATGTAATATAGTTACGGTGTGTGTGGTTATATACCTACTAGCAAAAGATACCGAAAGCTCAAGTGGATGCACGGGTAACTGTAACCAAGGTCGTCGCTGTGATTGTAAGGATATAAAATGAAAACTATAGTGCATGTCAATCAACATATCATTAAACACAATTCGAAATTTCCAGAAGATAGAAAACCTGTCTTGACTGTGAAGACGTATAAGAGTAATATATACGCTAATGAAGTAGTTATTAAAGGGGATTCGAAAATCGTATACTCTCCTGATAAACCACTATCTTGCGGCGCCAAAGTTTGGATAGAAACCGATGGTGAAGTAACTACATTTTAGGATTGATAGTAATGAAAATAAAATTATTGAGTGACCTCCACATGGAAGGTTATAAGTTTACATATGAATACGCTGGTGAAGATGTAGTTGTTCTTGCTGGTGATATCCATACTCGTAACCGCCACGAAGAAATCATTTCACAAATACATGCCGCACAACCAAACCTAGATATCATCTTCATTACTGGTAACCACGAATACTATGGCGAAGAGTTCTCTGCTGTTAATGAGTGGTTCAGTAATCAAGCTGAAACCCATAATCATGTCCACTTCCTAGAAAACACAAGCATCAAACTAAATGGTGTAAACTTCTATGGTGGCCCCATGTTTACTGACTTTAAGTTATATGGCGAATCTTCCGCTCATGTCTCTATGATGATAGCTAGAAATATTTCGGACTTTCGATACATAGAAACTAAGGGAACTAGGTGGGTAGTCCAAGACCATATAGACGAGCATGCTAGATTTGTTACAGGTCTAGAAAAGTTCTTACAACAAGACCACGAGAAACGCGTAGTCATATCTCACTTCATGCCATCTGAAAAAATGAGTGATCCTAAGTACGCCGGTGATGCCATGAACCCTTTCTTTATAGCGAATATGGAGAAATATATGGGATGGAAAGGTCTTTGGTTGTGTGGTCACGGACATAGTTCTGGTGATGTTATGGTAGGTGATACTAGAATCGTAATGAACCCACGTGGTTATGGTGATGAGAATGTTTGGGGTTTTAATCCTAATTTAGTATTGGAAGTTTAAATGAAAAAAGAACTTGACGAGAAACTATGTAATGACCACCCTTTAATATTTGCTAATAGAAACGCAAGTATGCAATCAACAGCAATGTGTTGGGGATTTGATTGTGGTGATGGTTGGTATAATATCATAGACAAACTATGTGAAAACATTCAACAACATATCGATTGGAACACTAAGAATATATCCGACGCAAAACGATACAACAATGCACTATCTTTATACCAAAAGAAGAGAGACGATTCTGAGCTAATCAAATGGTATAATTATGGTAATGGTGAACCCAACGAGGCGTGCCTAAAAAGGGTTAGAGATGCCGTATTTAATCCTGTGCGTAAGATTGCTCCTAAAAAAATACATCAAGTAGTAGCAACTCAAGTCAAAGAGAAGTTTGGCACTTTGAGATTCTACTATGAAGGCGGCGATGAAACCATTCACGGCATGGTGAGTATGGCAGAGAGTATGTCATCAGTAATGTGTGAAACGTGTGGTGCACCAGGAGAGTTACGGGGTCTTATTTGGAGATACACTTCGTGCGAAGAACATAGTAGAGATGCAATCGTCAATTATGACATGCAACTTGAGTTGTTTTAATTTTTAATTGAGAGGATATTGATATGAATATGAAAGAAGCTTTGTTAATAGTTGGTATGGTTTCGTTGTATGCTTTTTTAAATTACTTATATGGTAGTGATTACGAGAACGTCTTTAAACTTATTGGAAATGTTGCTGTTGGTTGGATGATTTGTGATATCGTGACTACTGCACCTAAAAAATAACATTGACTTATAATTTTAATATAGTATAATATGGTAAAAGTGAAGAGGAAAATAAATGAAACAAATTAATAGTTCAGACAGGCTTATTAAGATAATAGCTGAGAGTGATAAATGGAAAGAAGTGATATACAAATTGCTTTTGACAGAATCACTATCACGCAAAGTGTGTTGTGATAGGTTAAATTTAACTAAGAATCAACTAAAACATCACACAGAATATCTGATTAAAAACAAGCACGTCAAAGCAACTAAAGGTCCATGTAAAATTTATAATGGTATTAGAGTGGATATTCTAAAATCTAATATCAATCATCCATTTATCGCAAAATCTTTTGATGAAATAAAAGCCGAGAAATTGGCAGAAATTGCTAAACAAAAGATAGTGAATAAACACCTTACGGTTTATAATCTTCTCGATAGAAAAGAACACAACCATGTTAAATTATCTGATAAATCATACAGACCACACATAAAAAGTAGTTTTAACAGTATCTAATTTGGGACATATATCCATATGAAAATATTAATGCCGTATATTAATGTTTCTGGCGAGAGCATAGAATCCGATATAATTTCTGGTGGAACAGAGTTATTTTCTAAGTTAGTATACGAAAACTTTGATGTTGAAGTTGTCAATATATCTTGGAACACCACGAGAGACGACAATAAAAAATATGTTGAACTACTCCATAGCGTTGCTAAAGAGAAAAAAGTTGATTTGATTTTAAGTAATAATATCAAATCTGTTTGTCTGCGCTCACTCAAAAATTTTGGTATACCTATAATGCATATTACACACACGAACTATGGTAATATAAATTCAAATGATATTCTCAATGAAATGACTGATTTGGGACACTCTCTGTATGCTGTTTCCAATTCAAACATGGATTTTCTAAATAAAAAATCAAAAAGGTTAAATTTACCAAACCTAAGTTATTCTGGAATAGTTAGTCCTGCTTATTGCATGTATGATGTGCCTGTGAACAAAACACCACAAAATACTGTAGTAACTATAGGTAGAGCGAATAGTTATAAAATGCCATTTTACATTATTCCAAAATTGAAAAATAGTAAATATAGCCCATTGATTATAACTAGTCAAGGTGAAGACGATGATTCTATCAAGTATTATGCTTCTAATAAACATCATCCACACATTTTAAATGTCAATCACAATGATGTTATAGAACACCTTAGAAACTCAGTTGCATCCGTTATTACTTGTCCAGTAGAAACTTTCGGTATAACTGCACTTGAATCACTATCTGTTGGCACACCTATATTAATACACACTAACAAATCGGGTAAACATGCAAGTGCTGAGATAGTCGATAATCCAAACTATTATGTTTGTTTTAGTGGTTCTGATACTATTGAGGATAAGATAGACCTGTTATCCAAAATCGATAGAATGGAAATCAAACAGAGAACCCAAGAATTACATTCAAAAGCTAACTGGATAAAAACTATGTCAAATGCTTTTGATAAAACTATAGAAATCTATAATAAAAAACATTCTTCAGATTCTAACCTTTCTCAGTTTTTTATGTGATATGCAGAATCCTATTTTTTTATTTGATGTCGACGGAACATTAACGCCAAGTAGAGGCAAAATAGACAAAAGTTTTGGGCTTTGGTTAAAACAGTTTATGTTGTTAAATAAAGTTGCTTTTGTTACGGGAAGTGATATAGATAAAACTATTGAGCAGCTTGGCACAGAACTAATGTCTTTAGCGATATATTCATTTAACTGCTCTAGCAATACCATTTATGTAAAAAATAATTTGATTTATCAATCTGACTGGAAGTGTCCTGAAGAAATAATAGATTATTTACTATGTAAATTAAACGAAAGTGTGTATAATTATAAGTATGGTAAACATATAGAACCTAGAATAGGTATGATAAATTTCTCTATTGTAGGTAGAAACGCTTCGATTGAAGAGAGGAAAAAGTATTACGAGTGGGATAAAATTCACGGTGAGAGACTATCTTTAGCGAAAGATATAAATTCTAAGTGGAATAATATTCAAGCTGTTGTTGGTGGTGAAACTGGTGTAGATATATTCGAAAAAGGACATGACAAAGCCAGAATACTCAAACACTTTAAAGAACATCAGAAGTTTGTATTTTTCGGTGATAGTATGAACGAGTCTGGAAATGATTACTCACTTGCCCAAGAAATACTAATGAATAACCGGGGTATTTGCCATACAGTAAGTAACTGGAATGAAACTTGGAATATATTGAGAGAAAAATATGATAGCAAAAATTGAACCCGATGAGAATGGTGAATTGTATTTGGTGTTTCCTGAAGGTGCCATTGATGGTCTTGGTTGGCAGACAGGCGATAAGATTATGTGGATTGATAACAATGATGGGAGTTGGACATTGAGAAAACAAGAGAATAAAAAAGAATATGTGGTGATTGACGCTATTCAATCGTTTAGAGTTAGATACGTTGTTGAAAGAGATTTAACGAATGACAACATTGAGGATGTTATGAATTCTTTGGATAACATCGACACAAGCGTATTAAAAGAGTTTTCGCAAAAATACATAGGCGAAAATATTAGTAGTGTTAGAGTTATAGATACTGTAGATGAAGTCATTTCGTTATGTGATATAGATAATGATTACACCAAGTCATGGAATACAGACCATAAAATAAAAACATTTATTAATACTGAAAACGATTATGATGCTGAAGCTCTTTAACGGCAGAAATGGTGTTATAGGAATTAATCCCATTCACGTCATGACAGTATACAAAGTGGGCAATGAAGTTCTGGTTACATTAACGAACGGTGACCAGCATTTATTAATTGATGATTTTACTTTCATTATTGAAAGTTTGGATGTATAATGAGACTTATGAATATAATACCTGAATACACAATAGCCTTTAGTGATGACAAAGGTGTTGTCGCTAAACTAAATTGGTCATCTGGCTCAATGGTAGTAGAAGGTAATTTAGAGCATGGCGCTGAGATATTTTTTGATTATCTAAAGCCATACATAAACTCATATATTGAGAAGCAACTAGCATTATCTAATGAAACAATAAAATCGTTAGAGGATAAATTGTATATGTCTAGAATACAAAATGACATATATAAGAAAACACTTGACGAATTTTAATAAAGAATTTAACCTTGGACCGTTAAATACTGGCGGGATAACCAGTCTAAAACCCAAATTACTATGATGTATCTTTGATTCAACCCAGTTCAGTTACACCAAAATAAGTTCCAACTAACTGTAAGTCGTAAGCAAAAAATCGCTTTAACTAAAAGAAAGGAAAAACCTATGAGGGTATTATTAACTCTTGCACTATTAACCGTATCGTTTAATGCTTTTGCTTCAAGCGATATATCTTATTATGAAGAAAAACAAATATCGTGTTTAGCACAAAATATATTCTTTGAATCTAATACAGAGTCTAAGAAAGGTCAATACGCTGTCGGTATGGTAACAATGAATAGAGTAAAATCTGGAAAGTTTCCAGACAGCGTGTGTGGTGTCGTTAAGCAAAAAGTAAAAGGCTATTGCCAATTTTCTTGGGTATGCGACCCAGTGAAGAAACTAAAAGATATTAAACACACAGACTCATACCAAAAGTCTTTACACCTTGCCAAACATATATATCTAGAGCACGACCAGATGCCTGATATAACTAAGGGTGCTATGTATTTCCATACTGTTTACGTACAGCCAAACTGGGTAAACTTGAAGAAAACTACTAGAATTGGTCAGCACATTTTTTATAAACCTAAAGATAGGAAATACGAATCATGAAAAAAACGTTATTAGCAAGTCTGTTAGTATTATTACCAACATTTGCATATGCACAAGACTATGTGTATAATTGGAAAGTTGAGAAGGTTCTTGATGGTGATACCGTTAAGTTTCAAGTGCCTTTCTTACCACTACCACTTAAACCTGTGTTATCTGTTCGAGTATTGGGTGTTGATACACCCGAAAAGAAACCACGCAATCACTGTGATAAAGAAGATGCAATGGCCCAAAAAGCTTCAGCATTTACTAAAGAAGCGGTTGCAAAGGCTAAAGTAGTTCAAGTAAAATTAGATAGTTGGGATAAGTATGGTGGTCGTGTATTAGGTGATGTCATCTTAGATGGTAAACCGCTATCACAGTTACTAATTCAAAACGGCCATGCTCGTGCCTATTTTGGCGAAAAGAAATCTGATTGGTGTATTTAATTATTAGGAGTTATTATGTCTGTTGACCAAGTAAGCGTTAATGTGTTATCTAATCCTGCTGACCGTGATAAGTTACTGGGAGTTTTAAAAGAATTATCTGCCTCTATGGCTAGAGTTCAAGGTGAGCGTAGTTTCATGAAAGAAGCTACTGCTGATATCTGTGAGCAGTTGCAGATACCAAAGAAACTAGTATCAAGAATGGCTAAGGTATATCATAAACAAAATTATGATGAAGAAGTTGCTGTGCATGAGCAATTCGAATTGTTGTATGAAACTGTAGTGAAGTAACATGGCAGTCAAAGCATCCAAAGAAGAAATTCAAAACTTCTCTAAAGCTATTGAAGATATAGTTAACAATACTCAGTATAATTATATTGAAGCTATTGTTGAGTATTGTAAAAAAACTGGATTAGAAATAGAGGTAGCGTCATCACTGATATCTTCCTCACTAAAAAGTAAAATTCATTATGATGCTCAACGAAATAATATGCTAAAAGAGAAAACGGTGAGATTACCATTTTGACAGGTTATGAAGCATTTTGTCTATACACTGGATTGAAACTACACTTTACTAGTTCATACGATTTTTTTAAGTATAACGGTAAAGTGCGAGTGACAATTGACGCGTTTGATAATCGTAAAGACAAATACTTCTTCCATAGGTTATCTAGAAAGTATGATAAAGAACAGCTTGAGCAGTTTCTCATTGCTAACTTTCTCCACGACCCCGGTGTTTGGATTGGTAAACTACTAGACGAAGAAGCGAATACTCGATACGTAGAATATCAAAAGAATATACAAAGCTTATCTTATATATTTGAAAATGAGTGTAGAGAGTTGTTTTCTATGCTAGAAAATCCAAACGAGATACTAAAAACTTCAGGTGAACATCCTGTTCTATTAAAAAAAGCATTACGAGGCGAAGTGTCTATTCAAACGGTGTTTATTTTAAATTCCCTGATTAACTTTATTCCTAAGTGGCAAGAAAAAATTCAAGACACTGTAGTGTGGCCAAATTACGACAAACTATTGTTGAATTATAGGGGGTTTCTTAAATATGATATCAACAAATGCAAGCAAATTCTTAGAAAGGTTGTCTCTTGAGTAAAATATTATTTTCTTCTATAATTATGTCATCTGTATTTCTTTTGTTATTGTATAGATCGATAGGATTAAATGAAATAAAATCATGTATGATGTTGTGGTTAGATTCCAATTATTGGAGTCGTAATTATAATAAGATAGAGTTTGCAGCTTGGTTTTCTAAGGGGATTATCATCTTACCAGGGATATTGTTTGGGGTTCAGGTATGGTGGTTTTTTATTATTAGTGGAGTGACGTCCTCTTTGTTAATTTGGGCCTCCATGAAAAAACTTTTACCTACATTAGTAGCATTCAATTCTCTGTGGATTTTTATATCGATAACTGCCATCATTAAACATTTTGTAATTTAATTTTTAAAAACGCTTGACTTAATTTTTAATGGTGATATAATAATATGTAAACGAAAGAGAGTATAAATTGATTAGAAAAATATATTTAGATATGGACGGTGTTCTGTCTGATTTTGAACGACGTTTCCGAGAACTTTTTAATATTGAACCATCTTCTGTTAGAAAAAACAAACAATTTTCAGAACACTGGACTATGTTTGTTGAAGGTAACAACTTCAATAGCTTAGATTACCATGACGGTGCATTAGAGCTACTTGATTATCTTGCAAATAAAAATATTGAGATTGAGATTTTAACTTCAAGCGGTGGTGAGAAATATCACGATATCGTTGAGAAAGATAAAATTGTCTGGTTATGTGAGCGAGGTATTCCTTATCATCCTAACGTAGTTTCAAATAGAAGCAAGAAAAAAATGTTTGCTGAGCCTGATGTGTTGTTGATTGATGACCACGCAGACAACATTAAACAATTTTTAGAAGCTGGTGGACAAGGCATCTATCATAAAGATGTAAAAGTCACTATCGCTAGATTAGAAGAATTGTTAGCTTAATAAAGATATAAATACATGGTTGATTGATAATTTCAGTCAACTTAAATAATTTTAACTATAGACTTGCAATCTATGAAGTCTATGGCTAAAATATCATTATGTAATCTGTGAATAAATTACATATATTTTTTAATACATTTTTTATACGAGGTAATACTATGTCAGATTTTTCAAGTCTAAAACGCAATCGAGATGGTCTAGATAAACTAACCAAAGCGATTGAATCCACAACACAAAATCCAAACACAAACTCAAGAGATGACGACAGATACTGGAAACCAGAAGTAGATAAAGCTGGTAACGGTTATGCTGTGATTCGTTTTCTTCCTGCACCAGCAGTTGATGGTGACGAAGCTCTTCCTTGGGTTCGATATTGGGACCATGGCTTTCAAGGCCCAGGCGGTTGGTATATCGAGAATTGTTTAACAACTATCGAAGGTAAATGTCCAGCTTGTGAACATAACTCTACATTATGGAACTCTGGTATTGAAGCCAACAAGAAAATTGTTAGCACACAAAAACGTAGACTACACTATGTTTCAAATATTCTAGTTGTATCAGACCCAGCTCATCCAGAAAATGATGGACAAATTAAATTGTTCACTTTCGGTAAGAAAATCTTTGATAAACTTACAGAAGCAATGAATCCAGAATTTGCAGATGAAACTCCATTGAATCCATTTGATTTGTGGGAAGGTGCGAACTTCAAATTAAAAATTCGTAACGTAGAAGGTTATCGTAACTACGACAAATCAGAGTTTGCCGACAAGTCACCAGTGCATGACGGTGATGACGCAAAATTAGAAGCGTTATGGAAAGCAGAACATTCATTGACATCAATAGTATCTAAAGATAACTTTAAATCCTATGATGAATTGAAAGTTCGATTAGATAAAACTCTAGGCTTTTCTGGTAATCTAGCATCAACTCCTATGTCACGAGCTGACCAAGAAGATGATTTTACATCACAGTTTGAAGAGAGAGCACCAAAAGTGCAGTCACCAAGCACTCCTGAAATTACAACTGGAAGTGACTCTGATGACGATTTAAACTTTTTTAAATCATTAGCTGAAGAATCATAATCTTTAGATAGGTATAGGGGAGCTAAATGCTCCCCTTTTTTTTATGCCTAGAAACCTTGAGCTGCTCTAGATTTGAATAGCGCTAGCAAATCGTCGTTGTATGGTGATGCCATACCACCAGTAGACACTGATGTATTATTAACGTTAGTTACATTCGTACCAGTTGTCGTTGAAGCCATAGCTTGAATAAGTGCAGCAAGTGTCGCTGTAAAAGTATCTTCTTTTTCTGCTTCTGCTTGTTTGGTTAATTCTATTGTAGCTTTTGTGTTTTCAACAACAGCGTCTTTATGTTCCATCTGTAATTTAGCGAAGACGTTACTTCTATAATTTGTAGACTCTTCAGGTTTTTCTAGTGTTCCTGTCCAACGTTTTAAAGCATCGTCTAAAGATAAGTCTCTATAGTTTTTACCTTTAGATAATAAATCTATTTGCGCTGCTTCACCAGCCGCAAGCGAAGGAAATTGCGCTAACTTACCTTTAACATCACCAGTTCCTCTATCGGAACGGTCTCTAACAGCACCAAACCTAGCAGTTTGTTCTGAATATTGCCAGGATTATTCAAGTCGTATGATGCTGAACCTGGAAAGAATCCTTCTTGTTTTCTTTGTTCTCTAATTACAACTAATTGTTGTTCAGGAGTTAAATCATTAAATTTAACGTCTGAATTTAATTTTGTGGGTGTTATATTCGAACCTCCAGATATGTTTTCTACAGAAGGTTCGACTGTAGGAGAAGCGCCTCTTAAACTTCTTTTCTCTTTTTGGAGTTTAGAAATTTCTTCTCCTATAGATAATTTACGAGCCTCACTTACTGCATTTTGTTTATTATTTAATTCTGATGTTAATATATCTATTCTTTTTTGCACTTCCATCTGTTCTTTGTTCATCGATGGACCGACACCATATGATGCGTCTAAACGATTTAATGCTATCTGTGCTTTTTTAGACCCACCAGCAATAGCTTTCTCTAATCTCTTTCTAACTTCAGCGCGTTCCATTTCGTCTAGTTTTTTGTTGATGGGATTGTATCCCAATCTCTTATCAAAATCTTCGTCTAAAAACGATTCAGCAACACCAAGTTTTAATTTTTCTAAATTGCCTTCTTCGGCAAATTTTTGAGTTTCTTTAGATTGTTTCTCTTCAGCTTTTGCTTGAGCTTTAAACGCAACCGCTCCAGCAACACCGACTGCGGCAAACGCTAGAACTGCAGGATGCTTTAAAAATGCCGCTAACACAGAAGATATGCCTGTCGCTGTTTCTGTTATTGCTGCTGTTAAAAGGTTTGATGCTACTTTAAATGCTAGATATGAACCACCAATGATTAAAGCACCATCCATAAGACCATTTTTTAAATCAGTTTTCAGACTTTCCCAATACTCTGCACCAAAAATTGCTGTACCTAAACTGTTCACCATATCGTTGACTGATTTTCTAAACTCCGGGTCTGTGAAATACTTACCTATACCCACAAGAACTCCTGCAATTAAACCACCCTTCAGAAGTCCAATAAGTAAGTCTTTAAATCCTAATCCTAAAATACCACTTAATAAATTACTGAAGAAACCACCCTTTTCTTTTACAGCATCTTTTACACCATCTCTAGTTGGAGACTTCGTTGCAATCTGAGTCTCGTACGCGGCTTCTCTTTCCTTAGCTTTCAAGAAAAATGCGTCAGCACGATTTGTTGCGCTACCCGTTGATTGCTTGGTCATATTGACAATGTTCTGTCTCATCACGTTCATGTCACGTGCCATGCCGGGTAGAACCATTGAATTCTTTGCTGATACTGCTGTACTTAATCGAATTGCATTTAATGTTTTATTATCAAAATTTGAGGTTGTTCTATCAACAACACCAGTAGGACCTTTACCTTTAGACTTATATGCTTTACCAAAGGCAGATTCGAGCATTGCACCAAGAACACCAGTAGTTGGAACTAACCGACGCAAATCGGTTAGTTCTTTTCTACGCTCGGATGCACTAGATTTTAGAGCAGAAAAAGTGCCTTCACCAGCTTGTGTTTTCTGTCTATAAATCTCTTCAAATCTACCTCTTTTTTCAGCCATTTTTATTTCCTAATTTTTTGCTGTTCTAGTCGTTGTTTTTCTTGTTCTAAGTGCTGTGTCAACAAAGTCAT